TCCGAAGCCCGCGCCCTAGCGTCATGGTTGATGAAGATGAGCGCGGAGGAACCGACGTGACGGACAACCACGACACAGAGCGCGCGTTGCTAGCTGAGATGGTGGACGCCATCGACGCGGTGCATATGGCGCTGATCTTTCCGGAATTGGGCGCGTTGCGTGATCGGGCGCGCGCGGTTCTGGCGCGTGATCGGGTGGCGGTGGCTTGGTGCGAGCCGGTCACGCTTCCGGTCACGACTGTCTTTGTCGATTGGTCTAAGCCGAACGATCCCGACCGATGGTAAGCCGCACCATCTGCCCGTTCGGCGATCCGTTCTGCCCGTGCCAGGATGGCGGACCTGGATCATTGGCGTGTCATTACGTGGACCTGCCGGGATCGCCTGCGATGGCGCCGCCTACGGATGGCGAGCGGGCGGCTTGGGCGCGGGCGTTGGCGGACATTGAAAGCCGGAGCGAGAAAGTCTAGTTTTCTGGAATGACCTCCCCCACCATCCGGCTAGGCGATAAAATCATCGACGTGCGATCGTCGCTGATCGCGCTTGACCGTGTGGAATGCAAGGAAAGCCTCGCGGCGTTCATCCGCTTGGCGTGGCACATTATCGAGCCGGGCCAGCCCTACGTGCATGGCTGGCACATAGACGCCTTGTGCGAGCATCTGGAGGCGATCACGGACGGGGTTGAGACGCCGATGGGCGTTTATAACCGGCTGCTGATTAACATTCCGCCTGGCACGGCGAAGTCTCTGATCGTGGCGGTATTCTGGCCAGCATGGGAATGGGGACCGCAGAACATGGCGCATTTGCGGTATGTGTGCATCGCCCATTCGCAGGAGTTCGCCTTTCGCGACAGCATCCGAATGCGCCGGCTGGTTATGTCGGAATGGTATCAGGAACGATGGCCGCATGTGCGGCTGGTCAAGGATCAGAATAGCGTATCAAAGTTTGAGACGACGGCCACGGGGTTTCGGCAGGCTGTGGCGATCGGGTCAATTACCGGCGCGCGTGGCGATCGGGTGATCTTTGACGATCCTCATTCGGTCGATGGGGCGTTATCCGACACGCAACGGCAAACGACCATCCAGTCTTTCCGCGAGGGCGTGTCTACTCGGCTGAACAATCCCGACCGGTCGGCGATCGTCATCATCATGCAGCGGTTGCATGAGGAAGACGTATCGGGCGTGATCTTGGATCAAGATCTTGGGTATGACCATCTCATGCTGCCCATGCGGTATGATCCGAGGCGCGCGCGTCCGACGATGATCGGGTTTGAGGACCCGCGCCAAGAGGACGGCGAGTTACTGTTTCCGCAGAGGTTCCCGCTGGCAGTGGTTGAGCGTGAAGAACTGATGCTTGGCCCGTATGCCACGTCTGGGCAGTATCAGCAGGACCCGGAGCCGCGCGGCGGTGGCATTATCAAGCGGGACTATTGGCAACTATGGGAGAGCGACATTTACCCGACGTGCGATCTGATCCTTGCGTCTTTGGATACCGCCTACACGACCAAGCAAGAGAACGATTTCAGCGCCTTGACGGTGTGGGGCGTGTTCACGGGCGCCAAGGGCGAGACGGCGAACCGCTACATTGATCGGACGGGCATCTCACGGGATGGGACGGCGCAGTCGGTCATGTTCGATCAGGGGTTGCACATTCGGACGGGCATGGATTTGAGCGGTTCTCTTAGTCCGCGCGTGATCATGATGCACGCTTGGCAGGAGAAGCTGGAGCTGCATGATCTGGTTGTGAAGGTTGGCGAGACATGCCGGCGGATGCGGGTGGATAAGCTGATCATTGAGGATAAGGCGGCCGGTCATTCCGTGGCGCAGGAGTTGCAGCGGTTGTATGGTTCGGCCGAGTTTGGCGTTCAGCTTATCAACCCCGGCGCCATTGATAAGTTGGCGCGGTTGCACTCGATTGAGCCGATCTTTGCCGAGGGGATGGTGTATGCGCCGGATCGGTCATGGGCTGATACCGTGATCCAGCAGACGGCCACGTTCCCAAAGGCAAAGAATGATGACCTCGTGGATACCGTGTCGCAGGCCATTCGGCACTTGCGCGATATCGGTTTGTTGGCTCGTAGTGTAGAGGTTGAGGAAGACTTAACGCGGTCGATGACGCACCATGGCAAGGCGCCGGCCGCGTTGTATCCGATATGAACCTCTCCGCGATCGTAGACCCGGAAGGCGAGGCATATCGCGTGAAAGTGTGGCAAGTCTCGCCAGATGGGAAGGCGCTTGAACCCCGGTCATTTATCGTGCATTGTCCCGATGAACGGAGTGCGGCCTTTGAGGGCATGCGTTTGTTCGAGGAGACTTGCCTGAATGGCCATGACCCCGGGCCTTGTTGCTAACCTGCCGGCCGGACAGCCCATTGACGACGATGAGGCGGCGTTGGCGGGCGGCGTGGGGGATGGCGTTTCGGTCGAGATTGACGACGGCGATCAGGATGATTTGCCGGTAGCCGACGTCGATGGAAACATTCTTGAGATTGAGCATCCGGACGGGTCTATCACGGTTTCGATGGATGGCCGATCGCTGGTAGACGCGCCGGAGGCTTACAACGCCGATTGGTTTCGGAACCTGGCGGACGAAATCGACGATATGGAGTTGGGCCGCATCGCCGAGGATTTGATGCGGGGCGTTGGCGACGATCTGCAATCGCGGCAAGAGTGGATTGAGGATCGCGCGACGGGCATCCGGTTGCTCGGTCTGAAGATTGAGTTGCCGGGCGTGCAAGGCGCAAGCGATGGCGCCCCGATCGACGGCATGAGCCGGGTGCGGCATCCCCTCTTGCTAGAGGCGGTCCTGCGGTTTCAGGCGAACGCGCGGAGTGAACTGCTACCCACCGATGGGCCGGTTAAAATTCGGAATGACAGCACGAACGCGACGTTGGAACAGGAACGGTTGGCGGACGCGTTTGAGCGGGATTTCAACCACTATCTGACCGTGACGGACAAGCAGTATTACCCCGATACGGACCGCATGTTGTTCATGCTTGGTTTCGGCGGGTCTTCGTTCAAGAAGGTCTATTTCTGCCCGCTCCGCAACCGGCCCGTGTCGGAAAGCGTGGATGCGGATGATCTGATTGTGAACAACGCGGCGACGGATTTGACCGGCGCTAAGCGGGTGACGCACCGGATCAACATGAAGCCGTCCACCGTCAAGCGGATGCAAATCCTTGGCGTGTATCGGGATACGGAACTGTCTACGCCGATGCAGCCCGAGGTTGACGCGGTGCAACGGGAGAAGTCCGCGCAACAGGGCGTGACCACCGATAGCATGAACCCGGACGATCGCGACCGGGAAATCTATGAGTGCTATTGCGAGTTGGATGTTCTGGGGTTTGAGCACAAGTGGAAGGGCAAGCCTTCCGGGCTGGAAATCCCGTATCGTGTGACGCTGGACGTTTCCACGAAGAAGGTCCTGTCCATCGTCCGCAACTATGACGAAGACGACGCAAAGTTGCCCACGGCGCGGCAGTCGTTTGTGGATTTTCATTTTGTGAAGGGAATGGGCTTCTACGGTATCGGGTTGCTGCACATTCTGGGCAACACGACCAACGCCATCACGGCGGCGTGGCGTGAATTGCTCGATAGCGGCATGTATGCCAACTTCCCCGGCTTTCTGTTTGCGGATACCGGCGGGCGGCAGAATACCAACATCTTTCGAGTTCCGCCGGGCGGTGGCGCTCCGATCAAAACGAACGGCATGAAGTTAGGCGATGCTATCATGGCGTTGCCGTATAACAGCCAGGCCGCGCCTTCACTCATGGCGCTGGTGGCCAACATGGCCGAGACGGGCATGAGGATTGGCGGCACGTCGGAGCAACAGGTTGGCGAGGGCCGGGCGGACGCGCCGGTTGGAACCACGATTGCGATGATTGAGCAGGCTACCAAGATCATGAACAGCGTCCACAAGAGGATGCACGCGGCGCAGGCCGATGAGTTCCAGATGTTGAAAGAGTGCTTCCGCGAGAACCCCAATAGCTTTTGGGAGCGGAACCGTAGGCCGGCTTATCCTTGGGATGAGGCGACGTTCATGGCGGCCGTCAAGGACTATGACCTTGTTCCGCAGGCGGACCCGAACACGGCAAGCCACGCGCAACGCGTTATGAAGGTGATGGCGATCAAGCAGCTACAGCAGGCCAATCCCATGCTTTACGACGCATACGCGGTCGATAGCGCGGCGTTGCGGGCGTTGGGCTGGAACAATCCCGACCAGTTCTTTGCGCCGGCTGCGATGCGAAACAGACCGCCTCCGGATGTGCTGGCAAAGACGGCCGAGTTGGAGTTGAAGAAGCAGGACAGCGCCACCAAGGCCAAGGAAGTTGACGGCAAGCTGATGGTGGATCAGGCGCAGTTGCAGCTTGACCAACAGACGGCGCAGGCGGACGCGCAGCCGGACCCGAATGAGGCGATGGTTGCCCAGGCCAATGTCAAGGAATTGGAGATCAAGGCCGCCGATGTTCATGCCGACGCGGAAAACCGGGCGTTGGAGCGTGAGAGCCGGGAGAAGGTGGCCATGGCGCGGATTATCCAGGATGCGTTGCAGAACCCGGAAGGACTTGGCGCGGTTCAAGGCTTGATGACGCCAGAGTTTGTGCGTGATTTGCAGGAAGGGGTATAGGTCATGGAAATCAACGCCAAGGCGTTGCGTGCCAAGCGGGATGCTATGGCAAAGAAGCGAGCGGGCGGCGATCCGCGTCAGAAGGTTGACGCGTCGAGTTGGTCGCCATGCGAGCCGTTGAATGCGGACGTGAAGACCGGGATGCGACCGATCAGCCGCCGCGCCTACAAGGATGGCGGCGAGGTTGTGGAGAAGATGAACCGCAACCAGAAGACGGCGAACGAGTATCGCGAGGGCATCAAGCACGTTGGCGCGTTGAAGCGTGGCGGGCGGACGAAGAAGGAAGATGGCGGTTGGATTTCTAACGTCGCCAAGCGCCGGAACGCTCGGACTGCCGCGCAGTTGGAGGCGATGAAGAAGCCCGAGCCTACGCGACCGCGTGACGCCTATTACAACGCCGATTACAAGGTCGTGTATGAGGGCGCGGATGAGGGCGCGGATGAGGGCGCGGTTGTGAAGCCGCCGAACCCGCGTTCGCCTGGCGAGGGCGCGCTGACGGGTAGCGGTCGCGCTGCGATGGCATCGGCTCCGGCCCGTTCTGCGCCACGTCCGGCGGCGCGCGCTTCCGGCCCCACGGCGGGCGAGAGAGAAGCCGATCGCCTCATGGATAAATGGAACACCAAGGATGGCGTTCTTCCGGGTGGCATTGTCGCGAAGAAGCGCGGCGGTCGCGCCAAGAAGCAGGGCGGCGGCCCGATGGTTGATCCGGCGATGGCCGAGGCGGCCGGTCGCGCAGGTGTGGCGCCTGATCGCCTTGGGTTTGCGCCGTCCGCGCCATCGGGTGGCGTGAAGAAGCTACTCGGGTTGAAGAAGGGCGGCACCGCGCGCAAGGGCCGGGCAACCGGCGGATCGACCGTGACAGACCTGACGGGCGTGCGTCCCACGGGCGGACGTTCGGCGCACGCGGCGGGCGGCAAGGCCAAGGGCAAGACGAACATCAACATCGTCATTGCCACAGGCAAGCCACAGGACGCCGCCATGCCGGGTATGCCGGCGCCACCGCCTCCGATGCCGCCGGGTATGCCGCAAGCGGGTGGCGCGCCTCCCATGATGCCGCCGGGTATGCCGGGCGGTATGCCGATGGGCCGCAAGTCGGGCGGGCGCGCGATGAAGTCATACAAAGACATGACGGCGGGTTCGCTGTCTGGCAAAGGGCGGTTGCAGAAGACGGCAATCGCTCGCAATTCCATGGGCTGATCGTCTCCCGGCCTATGGAACGGGCGGGGGCTTTGCCATCGGGTCCCCGCCCACCCCGGAGACATTGGGAATACGATGCAAACGCTATCGAGCCTTTGGGAGACAGAGCTACGAAAGCTGATTGCCGCACGGATTGAGGAATTGCGGGATCAGTTGGAAGGCAACGGTTACGAGACAGTTGCCGATTTTCGGCACGTAATGGGGCAGATTGTCGCGTTGCGACTGGTTATGGACGATCTGATGGGCGAAGCGGGCAAGCGCGCCAATCAGCGAAACAGATAGGAGACGATGAATGGATATTGGGCACGCGATGACGCCGGTCGATATGTTCCGCAAGGAAGTGTTCGATCAGATTGGCGATCTGCGAGAATTGGACATCTTCAATACGGATATTTTGGTTGCCATCTGGCAGCGTCCGACGAAGACGGCGGGCGGCATCATCATGCCGGATCAGGTGTTGAAGGAGGACGAGTTTCAGGGCAAGGCCGGCTTGCTGTTGAAGAAGGGGCCGGCGGCGTTCGAGGATGCTAAGGGCGTTTGGTTTCAAGACGCCAACATCAACATCGGGGATTGGCTGATCTATCGCCCCTCGGATGCTTGGCGCATTGATATTCATGGCGTGAAATGCCGGATTATCCGTGATGACGCCATCCGGTGCCGCGTGGCATCCCCCGAAATGGTGTGGTGAGGTAGGCCATGAGTGAAACCATGAGCGGAACCGACGATCCGGAAATCATCATTGATCTGGACGTTGAAGAAGGCGTCGTGACTGCCGAGTCTCCGGAACAAGAGGACACTGTAGCGCCGGCAATCGAGACGCTACGGGCGCAGCTTGCGGCTGAGAAGGCCACGCGGCTTGCGGCAGAACGTCAGGCGCGGGAAGCGGCGGAACAGGCCGCACAAGCTCGCACGGGCGCGCATGATGCGAACCTGAACATGGTGAACGGCGCCATTGAGCGGGTGCGTCAGGACACGGCAACGCTGAAACTGGCGTTGAAAGAGGCATGGACGATCGGCGATTACGACAAGGCGGCCGATATTCAGGAAGCGATGGCGACGAATGCCGCGAATATGATGCGGTTAACGGACGGCAAAGCCGCAATGGAGGCCGCGCCACCGCAAAAGGCGGTTCCGGTCGCGGCTGATCCGGTTGAAGCCTTGGCCAGTCAGCTTTCGGCGGCGTCGGCGGCATGGGTTCGCAAGCATCCGGAGTGCGTGACCGATCAGCGCATGTTTCAAAAGATGGTTGCGGCTCACAATCTGGCCGTGGCGGACGGAATTGGCGCTGATACGCCGGAATACTTTGATTTTGTCGAGACAACGCTGAAATTGAAGCCGGTTCGGGCGGCTGAAACGCCCCGAACGCCCGATTCCGCGCCGCAAGAGGAAGAAAGCCCGATGTCCAGTGCCGCCGCGCCCGCGCAACGGCGTTCCGCACCGCCTGCCGCGCCTGTTTCACGCCAGAATGTGCCAGGTCAGAAGCCGAACGTGATGCGTTTGACGCAGGCCGAGGCCAATATGGCGGCTGACATGGGCATGACGGTGAAGGAATATGCGGCGAACAAGGCAAAACTGATCGCCGAGGGCCGGTTGTAAGGCAGATGGACACAATTTCGCGCCCTAGAGGGCGGCCACGCAAGGAGAAGCCAGAAATGGTTGGTTTGGTGAGTGAGACTGAGACGATTGAGACGATTGCGCGCCCCGATCCGCGCGCGCCGCAGCGTCCCGACGATCCCCGTGCCCGTGCGGCGCAACGTGCGGCCGAAATCCGTGGGCATCTTGGCGGCGATTTGGATGAAGGACAGGACGATTTCAAGGCGCCGCGCGCACCGGAAGGATGGACCTACGAATGGAAGCGCCGCACGGTCTACGGGCAGGAAGACCCTGCCTATCAGGTCGAGTTGAAGCGGATGGGATGGGAGGAAGTGCCCACGTCGCGCCATCCCGACATGATGCCGTTTGAGGGCACGCATCGGCACATTGAGCGCAAGGGCTTGGTGTTGATGGAGCGGCCGACCGAGTTGGTCGAGGAAGCTCGGGATGCGGAAAAGCGGCGCGCGCGGTTGCAGATGCGGGCGAAGGAAGCGCAGTTGTCAGGTTCGGAGGCGGACACGCCGCTTGGCCCGCGCATTCGGCCGGATATCAAGAAGGGATATGAGCCGTTGTCTGTCCCGGATTGATGGCGTATATGGGGTTCTTCTCTCCCCTACGTTCCGTGGCTTTTGCCACTAACTCGCCCGCCAGTCTCCGGATTGGCGGGTTTCTTTTTGCGTGCAATTCCGCCCGCGATTTTCGCGCTTGCTTTTTAGACGGAACACGTAAATAATACGGGCACTCGGCCTCGGGGTCGGGTTTCGTATCCCCGGTTCACAGTCGCCCCGGCGCGCGACGATGGAACCTCCTTTTAGAAGGAGAACCGTCGTGGCGAATACCAATGCCCCGTTCGGATTTCGTCAGGCAAAGGGAAATGGATCGGCTCCGACCTATGAACAGGTCGAAATGCTGATCGCTTCCACGAACACCACGCCCATTTATTTCGGCGACGCTGTGATCCCGCTCAATACGGGCTACATCGCGCAGGCCACCGCATCCACCGTCCAGCTTGCCGGCATCTTTCAGGGCTGCAAGTATCTGTCCACGTCGCAGAAGCGGACCGTTTGGAGCAACTACTGGCCCGGCGCCGACAATACCGGCGATGTGACCGCTTACGTCGTCAACGACGTGAACTCTCGGTTCATTGTGCAGGCCGGCGGCACTGCCATCGGCATCGCCAGCATCAACGCCAACATCCAGCTGAACGTCGGCACTGGCAACAGCGCGACCGGCATCTCTGGCATGTATGTCGAGACACCAAACACCACCGACACGCTGCCGTTCCGCGTGGTCGGCCTGGTGACCGATCCCCCTGGTGCCAACGGGACGGACTACGCGAGCGCGTATAACTACGTGATCGTGGCGTTCAATAACGTCTCCGGCAAGAACCTCAACGGCATCTAAGGGGAGCAGGACCAATGGCTGTCAATCTTTCAGCAATCAAGGACCTCTTGCTTCCCGGACTTCGGGGCGTTGAGGGTAAATACGAGCAAATTCCGTCAGTCTATGACAAGATCTTCACCAAGCACAACTCCAAGATGGCCTTGGAGCGCACGGCCGAAATGCGCTACCTCGGCCTTGCTCGGTTGAAGACGGAAGGCGGGCAGACCGACTTCGACAATGGCGCGGGTGAGCGCTACGTCTACAACCAGGAACACACGGAAATCGGCCTTGGCTATGCGATCACTCGCAAGGCCATCGACGACAACCTCTACAAGACGCAGTTCGCGCCGTCCAACCTCGGTCTGATTGAAAGTTTCCAGCAGACCAAGGAAATCTACGGCGCCAACATCCTGAACACCGCCACGACCTACAACGCGTCGATCGGCGGCGACGGCAAGGCTCTGTGTGCGACCGATCATCCGATTGACGGCGGCACTGTGGCAAACCGGCCGGCGGCGGATGTTGACTTGAACGAGGCGACGCTGCTGAACGCGATGATTGCCATTCGGACCAACTTCAAGGATCAGGCTGGTCTGAAGGTCTTCGCGCGCGGCCGGAAGTTGCTGGTTCCGCCGCAGCTTGAACCGACCGCCATCCGGCTCTTGAAGACGGAGCTTCGGCCTGGCACGGCTGACAACGACGTGAACGCGATCATGATGACGGCCGGCGGTTTGCCGGAAGGTTATCTGGTCAACGACTTCCTCACGTCGTCCAAGTTCTGGTTCCTGCTGACCAACATTGATGGGCTTTCCTACATGGAGCGCATCAAGTTTGAGACTGACATGCAGGTTGATTTCACGACCGACAACCTGCTGGTCAAGGGCTACGAGCGGTATAGCTTCGGCTATTACAACTTCCGCTCGGTCTACGGTTCGTTCCCGACCTAAGGAGGCATTCCAATGGGTGTTACGCATCTTAGCGGCTTGAACGTCGCAGGGGTGCCGACCATGGGGATGGGCGGCGCTCCGTTCTACACGGGCCGGTGGTTTTTCGTTGATGCCGTGAATGGCAGCGACGGCGCCACCGGGACCGCCAACGATCCTCTGGCAACGGTCTATCGGGCTTACAGCCAGATGACTGACGGCGCCAACGACGTTTGCGTGATTGTCGGCGACGGCAGCACGGCGGCAACGCAGCGGCTTTCCTTGGCCAACGCGCAACTGACCGACAGCAGCGCCACGGCTGGCACGCTCACATGGGCTAAGGACGCCTGTCATCTGATCGGCATGACGGCGCCGACCAAGGTTGGCCAGCGTGCGCGGTTCGCCCCTCCGAGCGGAACCTATACGCAGGCGACGTTCGGTTCGGGCAACTTCATCGTGGTTACGGCCTCCGGCTGTCACTTCCGCAACTTCTCTGTCTACAACGGGTTTTCGACCGGCGGTGCCAGTCAGATTGCTTGGACGGACAGCGGCGGGCGGAACTACTACGAGAACGTGGACATTCAGGGCGCGGCCGATGCGGCTTCCGCTCAGAGCACGTCCAGCCGTTCGCTTCTGCTCTCCGGGTCCACTGGCGAGCATACGTTCGTGAATTGCACGTTCGGCACGGATACCGTCACGCGGACGGTGGCGAATGCGACGCTGGAGTTCTCCGGCGGCTCGCCTCGCAACACGTTCGTTGGGTGCACGTTCCCGTTCCAGACCAGCGCCGCGACGGTTCTTGGTTACATCGTATCGGCGGCTTCCGGCATTGATCGCTGGCAGCTTTTTGATCGGTGCACGTTCATCAACAACGTGCAATCGACCAGCACCACGATGACGGGCCTTGGCACTCTGCCGGCGTCGGCCGGCGGTCTGTTGCTCATGAAGTCGTGCACGATAGTCGGCATTGGCGAGTTTGGCACGGACGCGACCACACGCGGCCAGGTCTACGTGGATGGCGGCGCTCCGACGGCCGGAACGTCCGGCATCGCTGTGAACCCCACCTAAGGAGGGTGTGAGATGAAGGCAGGACGCAAGAAGCGGGCTACTGGCGGGGTTAACGCTGCGGCGGAAGACCTCTCCAAGAAGAACATGCGTTACACGTATCAAAGCAACGTCAACGACGAAGCCGAGGAGCGCAAGCGTGGTGGCATGGTCGAGGGCAAGAAGGCGAAGGGTCACGCCGGCCGAAAGCCTCGCAAAAGCGGTGGCAGAGCGGGATCGAATATGAACCCGCTTTCGTCGGCTGCGGCGGGTGAGGCTCCCAAGGGCCGCACGTTGCAGATGAACTGATCTGGTGGGGGCTTCGGCCCCCATCGCCTTATGACATGAGGGATGGCCTATGCAGCCGATGATCGCAACCGCCGGGCCATTGGCTACCGCAGACGCTGACGGGATTTGTCAATCTCAGACGCCAACCGCCGGCAACCTGACGCTCAATGGCGCATTGGTAACGTCGGGCGTGGCGATCATGGACAATCCGCGCCGCGTGCTGATTACGACCGCCGGGAACGAAAGCTCGCGGACGTTCACGCTCTACGGCACGAATTGGAGCGACAACACTATTTCCGAGACGATGACGGGGCCAAACGCCACGACGGGCCAATCGGTTCTGGACTACAAGACTGTCACGCGGGTTGCCATTTCAGGCAATGCGGCGGGCGCTTTGACGGTTGGCACGAATGGCGTTGGCGGGTCGCAATGGGTGCGGATGGATGATTGGTCTACGGGCGGGGTTGCGGTGCAGCTTACCGTGTCTGGAACCGTCAATTATACGCTGCAACAGACGATGGACGATCCCAATTCGGTCTTTAACACCGTCACGCTCATGGCGATGACGTGGGTTGATTGTTCGGATGCCTCGGTTTCCGCTGCGACCGCGACCGCTCAAACTAACTACCTGTTTGCGCCGATGTTCGCGCGCATCAAGATCAACAGCGGCACAGGCACCGTCACAGGAACATTCCGCCAGTCGGGAGTGACAAACCTATGAGCGGCCTAACGGCAAGCGGTGGCCTGACGCTGGATTTCAGCAACATCTTCGTGACGAACATCACGGTTACGGGCGACGTTTACACCGACTGGCAAAACTCGCCTTCGTATGACGATGA